TGTAGACGTAAGTGAGTCACTGTTGAGCGTCACCCCACGTAACACGCCTCGGGGCACCCATCTGGGTCTGAATCGACCCGCGCCCCCGCTGAGTCAGCGGGATCTGGAGAGACGCAATGCTTCCTATAACTGGTCCGATTTACGAAGTCACCACTCTCCCCTTCGGGGCGATCAGTAGGGATCGTTATCGACAGGCCATGCCTGTCGACCGGCCTCTACCGTATCGTTACTCGTGGACGTATGGTGTTGACGTAGGCTGGGACTACACGGGATACTCTGCTACGGTGAAGAACAACTCGTTTGCTCTCTCATCGTATCCGGGTGTCACGCGTAAAACCGATGCAGCGAGGAATCTCTGCTATTCACGGTTGAAGTCCCAGCTTTCGGATCAAGCGGGGTGGGCCGAGAATTTCGCACAGTATAACAAGACCCGCCAGGGTCTTGTTGATCGCTGTGTTCAGCTCGGTCATTTCGCTGGTGCTCTTCGTCAACGTCGCTTCGGCGATGCTGCGAGGATCCTGCGAACCCCTCTTCCCTCGGGAGTTAGTCACCGGAAGGCACTTTCACAGAACTTCTTGGAGTACGAGTATGGGATTAAACCCCTCCTCTCGGATATCCAGTCGTCTTGGAAGATACTGACTAGTGACCCGGACCCTGTCCGGATCGAAGCATCGGCACGTGAAGGATTCTCCGAACTCACAGTCGTCAACAACATTAACCCGAGCTCTGGTGCGTCAAGCACTGAGACCGTGTATGGTGTTGTGGTTGTGAAGATGGGATGTCACGTCAGGATTGATAACCCTGACCTCTTCCTGGCAAGCCAGCTCGGCATCATTGATGTCGCGCTGCCATGGAAGTTGGTGCCTTTCTCGTTCGTTGTTGACTGGTTTGTCAATGTCGAACAATGCATCAGTTCTCTAACGGACTGGCTGGGGACCGAAATCTCATCCCCGTGGACACTCACGTTTCATAGAGGTGGACTCCGTAAAACGAGCTACAACTATTGGAATAGTGGCGAATCCTGGTCCCGCACCTCGCGGGATCAGAATAGTGTCGAATTGTTGCGTCAGACCGTCATCTCTGGTCCGACTCTCCAAGTGAGACCGTTCAAGGGCTTCTCTCTCGAACGCGGCGCACAAGCGATCGCTCTCGTGTTGAGTGTTCTTGGTAAGTAAAACTCCTTTTGCTAAGGCAGAGGTAACCACTATGCCCACGATGGCATCCCTCGTCGTCAAGAAAGCCGACGAAACGACCAACATCACTTACGACGCGAAGTCCCCTTCGGGGGGCGACGGCCGTGACGCGATGTGGCGTCAAGACACTGGTGCGGCTGCCGGCCTCCCGGTCGGCATGCGTGCGTCGCTGAAGCTCCGGTCCGTGAATAACGGCCCGGGCTCGGCGCGCAAGCTCATCGGTCTCTTCAAGTACCCGTACGCCGTGCAGGACACGACGACCACGAAGTACTCGGTGACCGATACCGTCGAGATCGAGGTTCGCTGCACGATGCCGACTGCCATCCCGGCGTCGGTCCTGAGTGAGGGCGCTCGGCAAGGCATGAACTGCTTCGCCGCAACGCTCATCAAGCAGGCTATCGAAGAGGGCTTCGCCCCCTAAGCAGCAACCTGCCCGTATAGGGCAATCGATCTACAGGTGTCTAGATGTCTTTTTCCTTGGTCGAAGAGACAGCGTTCCAGTATTGGGCGCAACTCGACTGTCCCACAAGCCTCAAGCTTTTCCTCCTCGGGAAAGCCGGCCAGTGGGCGGAGGTTCTCACCGCAAAGGTGGAGCCTGTTCACTTCCTCGACACTACGGATGACTTTGCGCGCGCAAATGCATCAGTCTGTTTTCTTAAGAAGAATCCCCACATCGGGGGCTTTTCTGACAGTGACAGATTGAGCGCGTGCATGGCGTCCTGGCGTGCCGGGGAGGCGTCGTGCTACCACGCCAACGAGCGTCTTTCCGAATATTGCATGCATCCTCTCCAGGATAGCGTGCCTGCGGAATTCCTCCGCAGGGCTCGGAAGATCCTACTTCGTTGGCTTGGACCGTGTCCTAGTGACGATAGTGATAATGTGGGGTACGTGGACGGGCGCCTAGTCGGCGTTCCATCCGCTATCAGACCTCCTTTGTCGCTAAATCAGCTTGCTGGACATGGACCCGGTACGACCTTCTCGAGTCCAGTGCGTAACCCAACCGCTGCTGACAAATATGACGATCGTCTGACGTTGACAAGTGGGGCAGTGTTCTATCTCACGAACATTGTTAGCTCTCTCTGGGGAAAGTGCTTGCTCGAAAGAGCGACACGCCTTGGAGTGACTCCACTTGAGACGATCGATGTGGTTCGAGGAAATCGCTTCGCGGCGGTTCCAAAGACGGCGCGCACCCATCGGGGAATCGCGATCGAGCCCACGCTGAATGTGTATTATCAGCTGGCTCTCGGTCGCGCTATCCGACGGGCGCTCCGTCGTCGGGCCGGGTGGGACCTCACAACAGCGCAAGAGATCCATCGCAAGATGGCTAGTCAGGCGTCTCGTGATGGTTCATATGCCACCATCGATCTCTCCAATGCAAGCGAC